CATCGACATTCGTGGCGGCCTTCATTTGGGTTTTCACATTTTCAACGTCCATTTTACCATCTTTGTCCATGGACGATGCTATCGTGCTGCTGATCATTCCAAGATCGAAGTTGCCGAATCCCATGCCGTCAGAGAAGTTAATAGACTGGGGTGCATATAGAGATACGTTTAGACCAGGAGTTTCGTCCTTTGGATTCCGACTTGTGAAATTGATCCTCGGTAGATTGGGATGCTTTTCGAGATCTCTGGGATATTTAAGCAAGTGAATGCGGCTGTTGAGCAACTGACTAGCGATTTCGGCGAGTACCATGTCTTTACCATTGATAAATAAGAATTATTTATAACGTTTGTACATGATGAAAACATACAAAGGTAGATACAAGGTAGAAAACCCCATGAAATACAAGGGGGATCATACTAGTGTAATTTACAGAAGTTCGTGGGAATTATACACCTGCAAGTGGTGTGATAGAACACCAGACGTTGTTGAGTGGTCAAGCGAAGAGGTTGTTATACCTTATATATGCGGAACAGATAACCGCGCACACCGTTACTTCATGGACTTTTACGTAAAGTATAGATCAGGAGAGATTTGTATTATCGAGGTGAAACCCGCGAAGCAGACTAAACCACCTGCAGGTAAAAGAAAGACCAAGCAGTATTTAAACGAAGTGACGACTTATGTGAAAAATGCGTCTAAATGGAAAGCGGCAGAAGACTATGCAGCGACGAGGGGGTGGAAGTTTGTAATCTGGACAGAACACGAACTAATGAGAATGGAAATCCTACCTAAGCCTCTCAAACCATTGAAGAAAATGCCTGCGTTTAAGAAAAAGAAAAAGGTGAAGAAAAAGTAAGAGTCATGTTGTTGACTTCTGTGGTTCAAAACTTATCTCTTTCATACGTTTCGTGGCTTGTTCGTTTACTATTATTTTATCTCACTCTGTATCACTTTTATATCTTCCAGCACTCTATCAGCTATCAAATTATTCCTTAGTATTATGTTATCTACTAACCTATCATACCTTTGTTTGATATCACATTCAGACCCTCTCCAATGCTTTCTATCACAATAGCAGACTTCAGCACGAGAAAAAGGTATGCCTAAAGGATAAAGTTTGCTGCTAATTCTAGTCTCCGCTGAATTACAGTTATAAACATAAAAAATCTCATGCTGCATAGAATTAGCACTGCTTATTAATAATAAGTAAGAGGTAAGTATAATTTGTAAAAGATTTTTCCTATTCATCTAGTACTATGACTCTATATTACTTTATAACACTAAAAAGTTTTCCCAATAGTGAAAATTAGAGATTCACTTCCGGCGGTGGGGGTACGACATAACTCCTGTTGTACCAAACATCACCTTGAACATTTCATCACCCGCGAGATTGCGAATGTATGCATATTTCCTAAGTTCTGGGTACTTCGCCAACGCAAGTTTGCCATCGTCTGGTATCTGGTCGTCTTTCAATCCGAGAACTGCAGTCACATCTTTCTTCAATGCCTTAGATGCTTCCTCTGGTGTCAGTATGAATGGTTCTAGCACATTCCACGGGACAGTCTTCAAAAGTTTGCCCAGCATCGCTTTGCTCTTTTCTCCGAACGAACGGTTTAGATCAGCGGTGATAATTTCCTTAACTATAGGAACAGACTCAGAAGAACCATCAGATGCAAAAGCAACAGATTTTCTGCCGGTCTTGTTCTTATAGAAGATTGCCGCGACGACCTTGCCATTCTTGACACCTAGTTTCCAGAAAGGAATATTATCTATCATGTCTTGTTTGTTTTTGAAACCAGAACCTTTAATACCGCCAATGTCCGCGTAGGATTTCTGGAGTAGATCCCATACTTCATCTACGTATTTCTGCTTGTCTTGGTTGTCACCGATGAGATTGACAAATGTCTCATTAATGTACTCTTTATAAGTTTTCATATGTTTTTAAACACGCGCATAAAGAGTTTATTTATAAGTAAGATGTTTCTGCCATATTATAAAACGTCTTGATAAATGGTATTGCGTCTGATATGTTAGAGAATCTGTGGTCTCCACCCGGCAACGCGACGGTTTTGATTTGGTTGCGATCACCGGCAGACCACTCCATTGTTTCTTCAACAGGTATGACCTCATCACCCAAACTATGTAACACCAAGCCATAACCATCGTTACAAAAGTTCGGATAACTATCAATTGTTCCTTCTGTTAAGTCGTATTTCCTTCCGGTGTAGTCAGTGTTGATCCCTATGTACTTCTTAAGATTATTCGAAGGATTAATAGCGGGGTTCAGCGAGACAAACGGAATGCCAAAGTTCGCACCCATAGCGGCAACCAAGTAACCACCCATCGATGTTCCGACAAGCAAGTCTGGTTTATGATGTAAGATGGAACGGGTTGCTCGGGCAACCGTACTATTGTATCCTTCATCATAGAAGAGATCGACCCCCACAACTTCACCGAGTTGATCTAGAGCGATTATCTTATCGGAGAGTGAATCGAATTGACTACCAAAACCATGTAGATATAGAATTTTCATAATGCTAACTCAAGAGATGTCTCATGTCGTTTCACCATCATTTCTGCTTTACCGTGAACCCATGGATCACGATGTGGAAAGTGAAAACCTGAACTGCCGTCCCATCCCTCGAAGTATCTATCAAATCGGTCACTATAAACATTCGGATGCTTCGCGAGGAGATCTACAAGACGATTACATTTGAAATCAAAGGTTATATCGTCCCATATATTTACGTCCATCTGGTAGTAAATGCATGAATGGAGAATGACGTTTAAGCGTAGACGCTTTATCTCCTCCTGAACTGATCCCATGGGCATCGGTTCGAATTGTTGTTCGTATTTTTTAGTCATATTAATTAAAGAATACGTTTAATTTGAACACCGATTCTAGTACCACTGATCACCTTTTTCGATTTGAAACGATAACCTTCTTTACGAATGTTCGCGCTAGGAGTGGGGCGATAATCTTCACGAGGTAACTGATTCCTCGGTATAAAGAAACTCTCGCCAACTTTTAGCTGACGCCAAGGATACTTGCCGAGACCATGGCCAAGGTCATTGCCCCAAAGTTCTTCTGATTCAACCACTGATAAAATTTTAAACGCACTCATAATATATTTCCTATTTTGATTTTAAATAACGGATGTTATTATAACAGTTAAAAAATGATTTGTCGACGTACCGGCCTTGGTCCAGACGATTCCCGCTACCCATAGTAGAGTGACAAGTAGGTTTCCTAAATCGTTCATACCGCTTGGTACTCGTTGTACATGCGGGTCGCGTCGCGATGTGCCGCACTCATGTTATTTTGTGACGCTTGAACCAACTCGCCAGTCTCTTTGTTGAGAACACACCAGAGATTTCGCACACCGGGTGTGACAATATATCCGGCAGTAAACTTGCCAACGGCAACCTTAGGGGTGAAATTTTTAAGTGCGTCGCTCACTTTGAATCTCCTAATTTATTTAAGTACTTCATGGCTTCTTCAACCAGCGCCGGCAATTTATCCATTGCCTCATACCTCCTGATAATGAAACCTCGCCCGTTGAACGCGCAGTGAAAATTATCAAAACCGAGATCCGCTTTTGTGAACAGCGAAACTCTAACCCTCCAATAGGGGTTCCCTTCCGTTACTGTGATCAGAGAATACAGACCTTTTTCGTTTGCTGCCTTCTCTAACTTCTTTCTGATTATTGTTGCCATTCTAGTAGCCCCCAGTAAGAGTGATTTTGTTATATAACTATTATCGTCGATTTCGTCTAAAATAGCAATAGCGCGTAAGTCGTTGATTTAATAGAGTTTTTGTGTAGAGTAAGAATTTTTGAACTATGCCGCAACTTTTTGTCGCGGCGCGTTCCAAATGTAAGGGGTATCGTACTTGCCAACGTTGATGTCAATGTACCAACCGACGTGGTGATAATCTGACATGATGTCGAACTTGTCGAAGTTGCCGGTCATCATTGCGCCAATAATCTCGTTGACAAACTGGCCGATAATCCCTTGATACTGGTCGACAGAGTGAGCGCTAAGACTTTCGTAATCACGTTGCTGATAGTCGAGTAAGTGGTTCCAGTGGCGTTGGCAATCGACTCGATTAGATCGATTAATCTCTCGCATGATGTTGAGATCGCCGGATTTGATATTTACGACAAGGGTGGAATAGTGACGGACACCGATGGAACCTTTCATGCCGTACTTTTTCAGTACCGCTTTGATTCCGGGAGCCAGTTCTCTTTTTAGTTCTTGCGACATGTAAGCCATTTTCACTTCTTCTCTAATTTGTTATATAACTATTATCGTCGATTTCGTCTAAAATAGCAATAGTCGCTAAGTCGTTGATTTAACAGTATAAATACATCCATGAGTAAATTATTTCAGACATTAGAAATCGAAGCATTTCGTAAAGGGATCACGCCCCGCACCAAGGCGTCCAGAGCGTGGTTCCAGAAGAAAGCGAAGACGATGACCAGTATCAATCGAAAGCAGTTGATGAAGGAAGAACCACTGACTAAAACGAGTAACGAGATCGTTGGTCATATGTACTATTTTTTCTATGATCCGAAAACTAAGGCGACGCTTCCGTACTACGATAAATTTCCTCTTGTCATTGTCGTCGGTCCAGCGAAAGATGGATTCTACGGATTGAATCTACATTATCTACCTCTCGTATTGCGCGCGAAGTTTCTAGATGCACTACTCGATATCATGTCTAACAATAAATACAATGACGCTACCAAATTCAGACTATCGTATAATCTATTGCAACGTTCAGCGAAGATGAAATATTTCGCACCATGTTTCAAGCATTACCTAAATGATCATGTGAGAGGTAACTTCGCCAAAGTGTCCGCTCCAGAATATGAGATCGCGACGTTTCTACCCACTGCCGACTGGGCGAAGGGTACTCAAAATCAAGTATACAGAGATTCGAGGAAAATGATCTAATGCCACACTCAGGGGTGCCAACGACAGCAATGGGACGGATCTTAAATTTTGCTCCATCATTCGCAAACAGATATAAGGTAGAACTACCTACGAAATACGGTCTTACTATCCATCAAACTGAGTTACTATGTGATGCCGCCACTCTACCTGGCAGAAACATCTCAACATCCGAATATCCGAATGGTTCACAACTCAAGAAATATCCATACTCATACATCGAAGACGATGTTACTATGACCTTCCTAGAAACTAAGGATTATATCATTCGCAAGTATTTTGATAACTGGATGAAAAACATCATAGACACAGACACATATAGAGTTGGGTATAAGAATAGTTTTGCTCACGACATCAAAATAAGACCACTGTCGAGAAAAGGCGAACATGTCTACGGAGTCAATCTAGAACAGGCCTTTCCTACAACATTAAACGCTGTTGATTTTTCAAACGGTGCGGACGAGATTGTTAGAATAACAGTGACGTTCGCATATGATAGATATACTATACTACCTAAATCTACCTAAATAATGAGGCATTATTATAATGGCACTACCTAAGATACAATCACCATCCTACACCCTGAACGTTCCATCAACAAATGATTTGATTGAGTATAGACCGTTTAACGTAAAGGAACAAAAG